ATTTCTTATTGAAATCGGTTACCTTGCGGCCCCCAGTAGATTTGTTTTAATACGATCTACCTTCGTAAGGGAGGTGTTTAGGGTCTTCGTCTTATTAGACAAAGGACCTATTTAACTTCAACTATTGGCAACCTTAAGATTTCTTAAGATTCCTTTAGAAACACCGAACACTTTACTGACGACCTATTTGTTAGAGTAGGCTTTAGTGGGGTGTTAGAGCTAGGGTGGAGTGGAATTCACTCCTGCTAGCGCAGAACACAGTCAGCTTTTCCTTATATTAGTTATCGATCGTTGCAATTTCCAAGAAATTGGCAAATTCAACCGTTTAGTTAATATAAGAGGTAGAACAACTCATAAGCTCTTTCGGGAACTGATTGAAGTAATTAATTACTCCTTTCATAATCCCCACGAGCCTCTGGAATCCTACTTTAAACTTATAAATTTATATCATGAAAAATTCAATTTTATTTAAAATTAAATCTTTTAGATCTAAATCCGTAAGAATAGAAAAACTGTTCCCCCTACCTCTTTTAAGAGGAGCTCTTGGTATCACTCTGAGAAAAGCTTTCGCTTTATCAGTTGATAATCAAGAGTCTGTCTTAGCTCGTTTGAAAATTTCAAAGTCCTTTATATCACTGCTTTTGAAAATGCATCGACATCATGGACCTGCATACACTGTAAAGTGGATGAAAGCCTGTGCCGTTGCAATTCAAAAACATCTAGGAGGAGATAAAATATCTTCTCTTAGAGTTATCGAACCTAACGTTCCTATGCCTCGATTAATTAACGGCCTTCCGGCTGCTATTTATTCGGATGAGCGTAGAAATATTAGGAAAGGTGACGTGGGAACTATCCGATACTGATTAACTCTCTTTAATCTTTACAGGGTTATAGAGTGTCCAGGTAAAGCTAAATTAAATACTATCACTGATCCCTTTACGGGAAAAGATGAGGTACTAGAGGAAGTTTTAACTTTTGCCAGACTTAGATTATATGATTTGTCTTTTAGGAATTTCTTCCCTAAAGATGCTCATATGTCTCTTTGTCCTGACAAATTTAAACTTTCTCATAGTGCGTCACCCAGTAATAGTGTTAGCTTTAAAGGTCTTTTGACCGACTGGGCCCTATTATCCGGTAATTCCGTTTCTTATGGTAAAGATTTAAAAGCTGCATTAATGCAGTATTTAAGTTTGTTACCTGAGAACCAGAATAAAAGATTATTTGAGCTTTCCTTAAGCACTCTAGACCGTTTGGTTAGTAATATGCCTTCTGACGTCTCACTACCTAGTAAATGTGGAGCTCCCATTAATAATGGGTTGTCTCAATTATTTCCTAAAGTAGAGGCTGCTGGTAAAATAAGGATTTTCGCTTTAGTGGATTCCATAACACAAACGTTTATGGATCCTCTGCATAAAATACTTTTCTCTTTCTTGCGCAAACTTCCCAATGATGGGACTTTTGATCAAGAGGCTTCTATTAATAGAAGTAAAGAGAAAGCATTAAAAGCAGGTAAAGCTTGATCTTTTGATTTATCAGCTGCTACAGATCGTCTTCCGGCAAAACTAACTGCTCAATTAATAGAATCATTAGTGAAAATTCCAGGCTTATCAAAAGCCTGACTTTCTATAATGACAGCCCGTGGGTTCTCTTTCCACATGAATTCAGTTGGTTCTTTATCATTTTCTCTTTACGAGGAAACTGATGGAAAACCACTTTATTATGCGGTAGGACAACCTATGGGTGCTCTATCTTCTTGGGCAGGTCTAGCAGTAACACACCACTTCTTAGTCCAATATTGTTCTTTCAAACTTGGAAGGAGAGGTTGGTGTGAAGCTTACGAAGTACTAGGTGATGATATCGTAATTTTCGATGAACTATTAGCGACAGAATACCTGGCCCTTTGTACAGATTTAGGTCTTGAAATTAATTTATCAAAATCTATTTCTTCCAAAGATCGTCCTGTGTTTGAGTTTGCTAAAAGAACAGTCGTAAATGGTATCAACGTATCGCCGATTCCATTTAAACAACTTCTTAGTCAATCTTCCCTTGGAGCTCGAGTTGCAGATGCATTTCGATGACTCCAAGAAGGGTTGATTACCAATTTGTTTCAGTTGAACACCGTGTTATCCAAATACGGGACTTCACGCCTAGAGCAAAAAGCTTTAGGTATGGAATCTGTGACATTACTAGGTCTACTTGCCAATAAAGGCATGATAGAGCATAGAATGGTAATAAGAGCTCTAGTCAAACCCCGAGGGGTTATCGACTGAAGTAGGGAGGAATTAAATCTCCCTATCAGAGCCTTATTACTACAGATCCTTAGTCTTTTCTCTGGAAAATCAGATTTGAGTTTCCCTTTCACAAGGGAAGACTCGTTTGCAATATCCAAAGAGGTCGAGAGATTATTAGTCTTCTCTATTCTTCGGTCTTGTCACCGGATGGTGACCAGATCATTAGATTTAGTGACTAAACTCAGATCTTCAGGATTTTCCCTTGTCTTGAAACCATCCAAGAATACTGATTGAAATAATCAGCTTCTTGATTGGTGGCAAGGAAATGTTCAACCGTCTTTAGGGCCTGGTTCAGGCAGATTTCTAAATCAAGGTGTTGAAGCCACAATGGCTGACACCTCTTTAGTAGCTGTCAAACTAGTTCTTGAGAATTACCTTAACTTTGAACAATCTTTTCAATCTGAAGAAGATCATGCAATGTTTGGGGTAAGTCTTGAGAATTCCTTAAAGTTACACGATTGATCAATTGCCCACGTAACTAATCTAAATTTGGATAGCAAAAAGCATATTACGTATGAGTCAGAAGTGTCCATGCTTATAAATTTTCTTAAACTCCTCGTAAATGAGGGATTTATTAAAGATTTAGAAGATGGTAACATTCCTGTTGATATCTCTAGAAGTGGTGAAAAATGAAAATCATATTTCACTCCTTTTTGAGCTACTCATGCTAATAGTCTTTTGGATGCTGATCAAAACAAAACGAGCTAAATGGGGTAGCATTTCTACTACGGACCAAGGGATCTGAAAGTCTCAATGATTTATCATTGAGGAGTTCAATCCTTCATCTAATGGGAGTTCCTAAATGGAAAGACATTTCCG